TTATTGACCAACAAGATGAATCGCCAGTTCTTTCAATTGTGCATCATCGATTGGGGAAGGGGCATCAATCATTACATCTCTTCCGCTATTGTTTTTCGGGAATGCGATGTAATCACGAATGGAATCTGATCCGTTCATGGTTGCAACCAATCTGTCTAAACCGAAAGCCAATCCGCCATGCGGAGGTGCACCAAATTCGAATGCATTCATCAGGAATCCGAATTGTTCCTGTGCCTGTTCAGGTGTAAATCCAAGCAATTCGAACATTCTCGCCTGTAAATCTTTGTCGTGGATACGAATGGAACCACCACCGATTTCAACGCCGTTTAAGGCCAAATCATATGCATTTGCGCGAACCTTTCCTGGTTCAGTTGTAATCAAATCAAAATCTTCCGGTTTCGGTGAAGTGAACGGGTGGTGCATTGCGTGGTAGCGTTCGTTTTCTTCATCCCATTCCAAAAGAGGGAAATCCAATACCCACAATGGCTTGAAAACATCCGGATTTCGAAGACCAAGTTCCGTTCCCATGCGCAAACGCAATTCATTCATTTGCTTACGTGTTTTGTCCAAATCACCACTCAATACGAAGATCAAATCGCCCGCGTTTGCTCCACAAGCTTCTGCCCATGCTTTCAACGTAGCTTCGTCGTAGAACTTGTCTACAGAACTTTTGAATGTCCCGTCAGCGTTACATTTCACGTAAACCAATCCTTTTGCACCAATTTGTGGACGTTTCACCCAATCAGTGATTTCATCCAATTGCTTACGGGTATACTCGGATGCTCCCGGAACAGCAATTCCGATCACCGCTTCTGCGCTATCGAATACTACAAAGTCTTTTCCGGCACTCAGTGCTTTCAAATCGGTGAAGATCATATCAAAACGGATGTCCGGTTTATCGGAACCGTATTTCTCCATGGCTTCCGCATAGTCCATTCTTGGGAAGTTTCCTTCGAATTCAACGCCGCGAACTTCACGGAACAAGTGTTTTACCAGACCTTCGAACATGTTCAGAATATCTTCTTGTTCTACGAACGCCATTTCGCAGTCAATCTGTGTAAACTCCGGTTGGCGGTCAGCACGCAAATCCTCATCGCGGAAACACTTCACAATCTGATAGTAGCGGTCGAACCCGGAAACCATCAACAATTGCTTAAACGTCTGTGGCGATTGCGGAAGCGCATAGAATTCACCTTGATTCATACGGCTTGGCACCACGAAATCGCGGGCGCCTTCCGGTGTTGATTTGATCAAATATGGAGTCTCAACATCCCAGAATCCCTGTGAGTCGAGGTACTTGCGTGTTTCAAGAGCAACCTGATTGCGCAGGCGCAGTTTGTTTTGTACCGGAGTACGACGCAAGTCCAGGTAGCGGTACTGCGCGCGTAACTCGTCACCACCGTCTGTATCGTCTTCGATGGTAAACGGAGGTGTTTTAGCAGCGTTCAAAATGGTCAATTCCGACACTTTGATCTCGATATCTCCAGTTGGAAGATTGGCATTTTTGCTAGAACGTTCAATGATTGTTCCTTTTGCCTGAATCACAAATTCACGACCAAGTTTACGCGCCTGCATGCACAAATCGGAGTTGTCGTCCAGGTTGAATGCCAACTGCGTGATTCCGTAACGGTCGCGCAAATCAACGAAGGTCATTCCACCCAAATCGCGTGAGCGTTGTACCCATCCTGCTAACGTAACTTCTTGTCCGATGTGCGAAGCTCTTAATTCTCCGCATGTGTGCGTTCTAAACATTGCTAAAATTTGTGAGCGACAAAGATAGCGTTTTAGTGAATAGTAAATAGGCAATAGTGATTAGGCAATAGTTTGATTTTCCTATTGCCTAATGCTGTTTTCTTTTGCCTATTTTACTATAAAAGTTCATTCGCAAGATTGGCCAATTCCGAGCGTTCTCCTTTTTCAAGGCGAACATGAGAGAACAATGGCTGACCTTTCAGACGATCGATGAGATATGCCAATCCATTCGAGTATTCGTCAAGATATGGTGTATCGATCTGGTGAACGTCGCCAGTGAACACAATTTTGGTTCCTTCTCCGGCGCGGGTAATGATGGTTTTCACTTCGTGCGGAGTAAGGTTCTGGGCTTCGTCCACGATAAATAGAATGTTCGACAAACTTCTACCACGGATAAATGCAAGTGGAGTAATGAGAATGCGTCCGCTTTCTTCCATTTCCACAATGCTTTTGTGTTTCTTCTCGTTTTCACCGAATTGAGATTTGATGAACTTGAGATTATCCCACAAAGGTTCCATATACGGACCGATCTTGTCTTTTGCGTCGCCAGGAAGGTAACCGATTTCCTTATTGGAAAGAGGAACCAGAGGACGCGCAAGAATAATCTGTTGAAACAGTTTGTGTTGTTCCAATGCCGCGGCCAATGCAAGTAGGGTTTTACCCGTTCCTGCCACTCCCTGCAATGCTACCAGTTTGATGTTGTTGTTCATCAATGCATTCACAGCGAAGGCTTGTTCCGCGTTTTTCGGTTTGATCCCGGAAGTGTATTCTTTTTCTACGCGCTCCAGATGATCTGTAAGTGGGTTATAGTATGCAAGTGATGAAGATTTACCGTTTTTCAGGATGTAGTATCCGTTGGCAACCTTCTGATCGCCAAGTACTCCTTCTTCCTCAATATTTCCTTTCAGGAATAACGTTTTAATGACATCGGAATCAACACCTTCAACTGTATTGGTGGAGGTAGCCTGTAATTCCTGATCGTCGACCTTACCGGTTTCATAGTCTTCAGCGTGCAAGCCCAATGCTTTGGCCTTGATACGGAGGTTAATATCTTTGGTAACGAGAACAACTTCTTTCGTTTTTTCCGTTTCGTGAAGATGCAGTGTTGCGTTGATGATTTTGTGATCGTTTTTTCCGACACCATAGGTCTCCTCAGCATTTGCGGTTTTGGGAGTAGCGTCGAGGACAACCTTGAAACTTCCGTGTTCTGCGCCGAGCGGAATCCATTTTTGCAGTCCTTTTGAAATGGAAAGCTTATCAATGAATCGAATCACTTCACGGGCACTGAAGTTCTTGGTATCATTACCAATCTTGAATTTATCGAGTTCTTCCAAAACGGTTATGGGGATAGCCACATCGTTTTTCCCGAAATGCATAATTGCCTGATGATCGTGTAAGAGAACAGAAGTGTCAAGCACAAAGATTTTCAATTTTTTCACCATCGTAAAGTGTTTTGTTTAAGGTACTCTTATTGCTTCATCTCTTAACGATAGAATACCCAAACTTATTGACAGTTACATGGTTGATAAAAAAAGAAGGGAAGCACTAACTTCCCTTCTATCAATATGATAACGAAATCTTATTTCTGAATGACAATTCGATCCGTAACTTTTACTTCATCTTTGCTTAATTCAAGTGTATAAATTCCGGATTCCAAATGACTCAAATCTACTGTTTCGATGGTTGCCTGAACATCAAATTCAGCTACAATTCTTCCTGCCTGATCGAATACACGAGCAGAAAGAGACTGATTTGTACCATTTTCAATTTGAATTTCTCCTGTACTTGGAACTGGGTAAACGGAAGTTGCTGCATCCAGCAATTCTTCTACGCTTTGTGTTCCGCTACCATAGGAAGCTTTGTCTTTGTTGGAACGTGTCGTATTGAAATCCTGAGATTTCTCAGCGGTACATAGACTCGGAGCATCAACGGTTACCAAATAAGTCAGGTCAGTTTCGTCTAAAGGTGTATCCGTATAAGTGAATAAGTTAGTTGGCATCTGTGTCAATGGCACCCAACCGGTTGAAGCGCTGTAGCTCCACAGATTAAACTCGGAATACGTGAATCCTTCATAACTATCCCATGCAAGGTTGTAATTCTGACCAAGACCCTGACTAATTGTAAGGTGAATGGTTTTGTGGTGGTCACTGAGGTCAGATTCTACACCACAACCGTCAACAGACGAAATCTTGTAACGCCATGAACGAACGGATGGTGAAGCAACGACATCGTTGAACAAGGACTCGTCGGTGTACAATACGGTTCCCGCCAATTGGTACTGACCTGCCTGAGAAGTTTCACGGTAGATGTTGAAATGATCAATCGTAGAACTCACCGGACTTTCCCAAACCACAAGGTTGGTATTCGTAGTGGTATCTACAGTTACCAAACAGATTTCTGTGAATTCCGGCTGTGCCGCAGATACATCAACACTGATCAGGGAAACACATCCGTTGTTTCCGGTAGTTTGTAATACGTATGTTCCCGGACCAACATTTGCTAAGTCTTCAGAACCACTACCGTTGCTCCATAAGTAAGACGAAGCATCCGCAGAGATATTGGTGACGTTTACCGAACCGTTATTCGAACAATCCGAAGCCAATACAGTGTCTACTACCATTACCGGAGCGTTACTATTCTGAATCAGAATCAATTCGGAGTGCATACAACCTTCATCATCAGTAACGATAGATTCGTAATATCCAGCGCTCAAGCCGCTTAGGGTAACCGCGTTTGTTCCGATTGGATTCCCATTGGAATCTTCCCAGGAATATGTATACGGTTGAGAACCACCAATATAGTTTACGGTAACCGATCCGTTCGAAGACGAACAAGATGCATTGGTAGTGGTACTTGAATTGAGTGCAATTGCTGCCGGTTGAAGAACAGTGTAGCTTGCTGTTGTGATACAGTCGTTGTTATCGGTAATGCTTACTTCATAAGATCCGGCTGTTAAGTTCGAAACGTCTTGCGTTGTGGCTCCATTCGACCAGGTGTAGGTAAACGGAGGATTTGCCCCGTTCACTGTGAGGTTAATTCCTCCGGTATTATTTCCATTACATGTTACGTCAGTAATGTTCTCTGTGAGCGTAATTCCATTTGTTCCAACAGAAGCTACACCAACTGCCATACATCCGTTTGCATCGGTAGTATTAAAGTAGTACTGACCGGGCTCTAAATCGGTAATCGAAGTAAATGTTGATCCGTTCGACCAGTAGCTGGTGTAACTTGGTGTTCCACCCGTAATGGTTACTGAAGCTTCTCCGTTCGCATCGTTACAATCTGCTGGAGTTGTTGTGATGGCAAGATTCGGGATTTGGTTGATGGTAACCAGAATACTGTCTTTACCAGTACATCCCTGCTGTGAAGTTTTGGTGTACACCAAATAAGTTGAAATACTTGGTGTTGGATCGAATGAATTAGGATAGGCAAAATTTCCAACAACACCTTAGCCCCCCCAAAACAAATGATACAAAAGAATAGAGTTATATTTTTGCCGGAAATTCAGGATTTATAAGGGTTTTCGGCTTTTTTAGTAGGTTTAACGTACATTTTCAAATCGTCCAAAAGTACCATTTCACTACCATTTGATTACTTCTTTTGAGCGCTATAGTATCACACTGTAGCGCTTTTCTATTGATCATGGTAGTATTTCTAATGAAAACTACTATTTGAGCCGTTTTTGGAGCCTTTTTCAGATGGTTTATTAGTGTTTTTTGGCATATAATCCCCTACCTGAGATTAAATGCCGGTAGATGTCTTAAAAATGATTTGGGCATACAGTTGGGCATACAGTTGGGCATACAAAAAGTGATGTTTTTTCAGTAGATTATTACAGCATTAAAGCCAAAAAAAATACAAAAAACAGGTTTAAATGGTGTTTTCAGGGGGGGGTAATACCATGTGAAATAAACAAAAAACCCTGATAACACTGGCTTTCAGGGTGTACTTTGCTTAAAAAACTGTTGGTTCAGTTGTACTGTTTGTATGAATTGCTGTATTTCGTTGGATCGGGGTCAGTTTGTTACAGATCTTTCGATTCAACAACCTTATAAGCTTCATTTGCGCAAGTTGTGATATCCAGATTTTTGGCAGCGGACTTTTCGGTAATGTAGACTTTACTTTTTACTAGGTAGTACTTGAATTTTTTATTATCCAGGGAATTTTGTTTTTCCTTCAGGTGATCAATAGCTGATTGAATCATGCTCAGCTTATTTGACTCTTCTTCAAGTTCTGATTCATACACATCAATCATGTCTTCGTCGAAATCTAAGGATTTAGAGCTGCTTAACTTGATTTCCTGGTTCTGAACAATATCGCTCTGACGAATATATTCGTTCATCAAGTAATTTAGCTTCATTTCCGCGGATCCTTTAGCGGTTAATGTATCAACGTCCAGAACTACAACGCTGTCAATTGTGATCATGTCTTCCGGTGTAGTATTCGCTTCAAGGTATGCGACAATATTTGTGCGGATCTGTTCTTTTATTTCAGTTTTCGGATTGGATCCAGAGCAAGATGAAATGATTATTGCAGTGAATGCTGCTGTGAATAGTGTTATTGTTTTCATGATATTGGTTGTTTACTGATTACTAACTCATAGAATTTATTCTGATACTGGCCTTTACCAGGGCGAGTGCTTTTATTTTTTTCTTGTGTACGTCGAACGGGCTATGGTGCTGATTGTGACTCACCAGTCGGATGTAATCTTCACCTTGATCACTTTTCTGAAGGAACTTTACACCAACGTAGTTGTCTCCATCATTATCAAATCCAACGATGTACATTTCTCCCCATAGAAATGTTACGTTCTTCAGATCCTTCATCTGTTTGTAGATTACGATGTCTCCAGATTTCAGTAATGGATACATTGAATCACCGGTTATGTAGATTGCTCCATCTGATTTCGGTATTCCAGGGATCTGAATGAAATCAATCGGCTTATCATCGTGTTGGTTCCTGAATAGCTGAACTATTCCAGCTGCTGCCTCAACGTTGTATAATGGGATTTGCTGCACGTCGCCAACAATCACATCAGCGCGGCTCTTATAAACTGCAACTGGTTCCGAATCCTTTTCAGTTAGAGTCATCTCCCCTTTACCGGTCAACAGCCAAGTAGGATTCAAATCCGGAAACGCCCTTAGAATTTTTTCTATACTATCGGAATTGATTCCAGTACGATTATTCATCGCTTTACCAATCAACCCCACCGAAAGCCCTGCATCTACCGTCAGCTTGTTGGCGCTCAACCCGCTGCACTCCATGTATTTAGATAAACGATCTACTAAAATTTCCATTTATATAGAAAATATTCAATGAATAATTTGTTTCATATAGAAAAAATTCAATATGTTTGTCAGAACAAAGACAAAGGACTGACTAAACATTGACAAAAATATGAATTTAACCATTCAACACGACAAAGTAGTAGAAGCTCACACAAAACGTCTGGAAGGTTTGAAAAAACTCATTCGTAGAGGTGACTGGCAAAAAGTTTCAGAAAAAACAGGGCTACAGTCTTCCTATGCTCAACATCTTTTCTCTAGAGTAACTGCTGAAAAACATTTACTGGTTGTTTCAGCTCTTGAAGAAGTGATTGAAGAACGTGTAGCGAAATTTAAAGTTGGTTAATAGGTCGAATCATGAGAATAGTAACTATTAACCAGAATCATGTTTCGAGAGCGAATCAACCCATCCTGAATTCGCTCGGGAACTCCAACAAATTGCCTGAAGCAACCGCTTATGAGTACTTCAATAATATCCTTTGTGTTCAGGTTTCCTGGGTTCTTAATTCAGGTATGCTGAAAAAGCCTTACTACGATCAACTGGTTCGTAGAAAGGTTTTTAAAGTTGTTCGTAAAGGAGGGAATGGTCGTACGGCTCTGATTGAATACTCTTCCATACGTCAAGACTTTAAAGAACTGATTGTTTCCCTCGCAGGAAATCCTGAGACAGTTTCAAAAATGGGTGTATTGGAAAAGTACATCACTCCAAACTACGAAGCCGCGTCATTCTTCACCACATATAGAAAGCCAAACGGCAAATCCCTTGGACAAGAGAAACAAGAAGAATACTTGACGAATGCACTTATCCTGGATGCAATTGATTTATGTGTTCAGAAAGCTAACGAAACCAAGCGTAAAGTGTCTGGAGCTAAAACTAAGCTTTGGCAAAATATTGCAGACGCGGTAAATGAACTTCCACTCACAAAATACCAGCACTCAATTCCATCAAATCCCAGATCTATCGAAAGACTCTACAAGAAGTACAAATCTGAAGGTTACGGATCTCTCATTCACGGTCAGGTTGATAACGATAACCGTCGAAAGATTTCCGGATCAGTTGCAGATTGGTTGTTGGCCACGTACTGTTTGCCGAATAAGCCACTTGTTTCAATGGTTACACTGCTTTACAATCAGGAGCGCCAGAAACATGGATGGCCTTCTCTTTCTGAATCAGCTGTAAACCTTTTCCTGGAACGCCCGGAAAACAAACGTATATGGTTTCTAGCTAGACACGGTAAGGAAGCCTACAAAAACAAGTATAGTCACAAATTGGAACGCGATCGTTCAGAGTGGTTCCCAAATGCATACTGGGCAATTGATGGAACTAAACTTGACTGGATTCATTACTTCGACAATGCTTCCGGAATGGCAGCTAAATTGAAAATGGATCCTGTTTTTGATGTTTACTCGGAGAAAATCATCGGTTACTCAATCTCGGAAACTGAAGATCACACTGACCACTTCAGGGCTTTGAAAATGGCGGTTATGAATACCAGTTCCCGACCATTCAAACTTACGTATGATAATCAATCCGGACACAAGTCCAAGCGAATGCAGGAATTGTACAACGGAATCGTTGCAAGATCCGGAGGGACTCATAATCCAACACGTCCTTATGAATCAAGTAACCCTGCTGAACAAATCTTCAACAGATTCCAACAGCAAGTTATTGGCCAGTTCTGGTTCTCGGATAAACAAAGCGTTACAGTTCGTGATTTGGACAACAAACCGAATATGGATTTTGTTAAGGCCAACAAACACCGCCTTCCATCACGTGAAGAGCTGATTAAAGCATGGGAACTTGCGGTTAAACAATGGAATGAAGCAATTCATCCAACTCAGAAGGTTTCCCGAAACGAAGTTTATGCGCAATCAGCGCCATACTCAGAAGCTATTGACTCAATTGAAATCATGAACCTGTTCTGGGTGAATGAGACACAAGAAATTACGTATAAAGCAGATGGAATCACCCTGAAAATAGCAGGGATTAAGCACTCTTTCGAGGTGTACGATTCCGAAAATTCGATCGACTTACACTGGAGACGCTATAACGTTGGGCGTAAGTTCATTGTTCGATACGATCCGGAGGCGCTTGACGATTATGTCCAGCTTCTGGAAATCACCGACAACGGAGATAAAGCACTCGTAGCAATGGCCCAACCGAAACGTAAACACCAGGAGATTCCTGTTTTGATGAAGGATGGTGATAAGGCACTATGGCATCAAGATTTTAAGGTGAGAGACGAAGAGCTAAAGCGTGATCAACTGGAACTTGCAGCTCTTTTGGAACGCACTGGAATTACTCCAGAACGCTTGATTGACGAGCAAGAACTTGCAATTAAAATGGGCGGTTACATACCTAAAGATGAACGCTCCGAATCAGATTCAGAATCCATTTTCTTAAGACTATAACAGTAACACCATGGAACAACTACAAAAACAACAGATTACCAGTGCAATCGTAGAAATGACAGCACGTATTTCTCAAAACAGAATTGCTTACCGTTCGGGAGTATCTCCTACAACTATCAGCCAAATCGTAAACAACAACTGGTCACTGATCCGTGACGAATTGTGGCGTAAGATCCAGAACAACCTGAAGATTGACTTGAACTGGAACCATGCAGAAACAAGCAACTTCAAAACGTTGATGATATTTCTTTCAGCGGCTCAGGAGCGATCACTTTCCATTGCGATATCAGAGCGAGAAGGTCATAGCAAATCACATTCATACAAGTACTATGAACGCGTGAATGAAAATGTGATTTACGTAGAATGCAAAACGTCCTGGACAAAGAAGCAGTATGTTCAATCATTGCTTCGTTCTTCCGGTCTTCAGAGTGATGGAACGGTTGGTGAACTGATTGACAATTTCGTTGATCACGTTAGAGGTTTGCAAAAGCCGATTATCATCATTGATCAAGCGGACAAATTGAAAGATCCTCAATTGGATTTGTTCATGGATTTCTACAACGATCTTGAAGGTCATTGTGCCTTTATTCTGTCCGGAGTTCCCGCATTAGAGAAACGTATTTTGAAAGGCGTTCAACGTGATAAGATCGGTTACCGAGAGATGTACTCCAGAATTGGTAGAAAGTTCGTGAAACTCCATAAAACGACGTTAGAAGATGTACAATCCGTATGTAACGCGAACGGTTGTACAGATGAAGACTTTCAAATTGAGATCTTCAACAAGTGTGAAGGCGATATGCGCAGGGTTCGTCGAATGATTGATCAATGGTTCCTAACCAATAAGAACGCTGCATAATGGAGGAGCTGAAGTTAAAACGAGCCATCTCCTATGATGAGCTGATGAAGAAACGGTTTCCTACCATGAAATTTGACGGTCAATTTGCTAAATCTATTGGTGAAATTGTTGAAAGATCAGGAAACTGGATTATTTACGGCGAGTCCGGACATGGCAAAACAGAGTTCTGTCTTCAGTTGTCACGATACTTAACCGGGTTTGGCAAGGTTCTGTATAATACATGTGAAGAAGGTTGTCGTATGACCTTCAGAACGGCTCTAAGCCGTCACCCATTCACGCCTACTGAAAAACGAAAGTTCCTCATGGTGTCTGAAAGTATTGAAGAAGTCACTTTCAGGCTTCAGAAGCGAAAATCAGCTGATATCATCTTTATGGATTCCATTCAGCACTCGTTCATTACGAAGCGTGAATACCGAAAGCTCAAAGAACAATTTCCCAACAAGCTTTTTATCTGGATATCGCACGCTGAAGGAAAGCGTCCAATTGGTTCTCTCGCATCTTGGGTTGAATTTGATTCGGATGTGAAGATCCGGGTGGAGTTCTTCCTGGCAATGATCAAATCACGGTACCAGGGAAACGAAGATTTCATCATCAACCAGGAACGATACGAACAACATTACAACGAACTATCATGAAAACAGCAAAAACAACACACATCCAGCAATTCCGAAACGATACGGAAACAAACCAGGAGTACATCATGCGCTTATTCGGTTGGACGATGTTGGAGTACAATACTCATGAGTTTGATTTGGGTATGGCGTTTCTTCAGCAGCTGTTCCCAGATGGGAGTGACTTTGCTCAATACATGACAATGCACTCCTACAACAAATTGTACTGGAACTGGTTCCGGACGGAGTTTGCACTTGCAGAAAAACAGCTGATTGATCATTGCATTGACAACAACAAAACACTCAATGAGAAATCTTATCTGGTATTCTTCAAACTAAGAATCACAATTCCACAGTTCGTCAACGGATTCAATAATTACCTCGAAACATTTAAGCGCTATGACAAAAGCTCAAATCCAAGCAAAAGAAGAACAGAGTCAGATTCAAGATAAGATTGAAGTTGTAACAAACTGGCTCTTCAACAACACGAAACACCCAGATTTCCTGAAAAAGGTTTCCGAAAGAAATGCTCTTCTGGTAGATCTGGAAACCAAAAGACAACAGTCGCTCCGGTCATATTGGGAGATGCCCCAACCGGTTTTATACTCAGTACCAAATAACATATAGATAAAATGGAAACAACAACGACAACACCAGAACAGAAACATTCGGCTGCCGAATTGAAAAAAATGCTTGCTGAAGCAGAAGCAGCAGAAAAAGCTGAACGAGAAAAAGCCCGCCTTGAATATGAACAGAGCAAGGAATCAACAATCAACGCTTTGATTTCGGCCGCTACATCAGTTAATCAGATCGTTTCGGACTTCAAGAAAGACGTGCATCTCGAATTTGAAAAGCATGCAGAATTACTTGAACAGTATGGCGGCATCAGATCTAATTCAAAAGGCGGTTTTTCATTGATTTCAAAGGATGGAAGCCTTAAAGTTACACGTCACCGATCTACAACACCTCAATGGGATGAACGCTCGGAAAAAGCCCTTGAGTTGATTTCGGATTTTTTACGTGATACAGTGAAAAAGAGAGATGTAAAGATCTACGACATTCTTCAATCATTCCTTCAGAAGAACAAAAAAGGAGATTTGGAATACTCCAAGGTGATGCAGCTACTGACTCACAAAGACAAATATGAAGATCCGCGTTGGATTGAAGGTTTGGATTTACTTCAGGAGTCTTTCTCTATTCAGCTGAGATGCTATTCCTACTCATTCCATCAAAAGGATGATCAAGGTTCATGGGAACCGATTGATATCAATTTTCACACTGTTTAAACACTATTCAAATGGCAATTAAAAACTTTCTTCCCTGGAACTGGTTCCAGAAAGCAAAAACAGCCGAATTAAAACCTGTAAAAACGGCCCCAATTGGACTTAAGCACCGATTAGGAAAGAGTAAAGGACATGATTATATCGCAGAAATGGCAATCGTGTTTGAAGGTAAGCCTATTCGACAGTTTCAGGCGAATGTGAAAGCTTCATCAAGAGACAATGCAGCTCATAAGATGAACAAAGGAATGTCTGTGAAGCTCCTTTCAGTTCACCAGGTGAAAGCAACCCGGAAATCCAACAGAGAACGTCAGCGGGAAAGCAACAACAAATCCGGTGATTGGCAATGAAATCAGCAAAATTTATAGCGTACTCCATTGCGATGCTCATCATCGGGTTCTTTATTGGATGGGTGCTTTACCCTCCAAGACCTACGCTAATTCAGCATATCTATCAATTTGATGACTCCGGAGAAACAATCGTTTGGCCGGAGTCTATAAACCCTTAACGAAGCATGAAAGAAAAGAAATACACTCGCACCATTGAAAACGTTCGAATTTTAAAAGAATGGATCGGATTTGATCATTTTTCAATGCAGGACTTCTGGTTTGAAGCTGGATTTACACCTGAAGAATTGAAAGAGAAAACTCGACGTTGGGAAATTGTTGAAGTTCGTCAGGTAGGAGTTGCGTGGGCGGTTCTTTCAGGGCACACACTTAAACAGGCTGCTGATATGTTTGATCAAAACCATTCTACAGCTCTGTACTCTATAGATTCCGTAATGAATACTTTGATTTATCCAGGAATGTATCCAGATCAATATCAGTTGCTGATGCAGATCTGCCGAAGAAGTCACAGCTCAATGCTCAGTAAAGATCTAAATGTCGGATCACTGAGAATTATGGACGTGGTAATAGCACCACTTCTGGACATCAAAGATCCGAGTGATAAAGCACGTTCAAATCTCATTCAAAACAGAATCAACCAGCTCAAGATTTCAGCATAGGTGACCCGCCTGTCAGGGATAAAATAATAAGAATGAAATCAATTTTATTCATCACAGCTCTTGCTGTAATCTGCTCTTGCACCAAGTACAAATACACGGCTAAGATAACTTACTGCAATGATCGTATTGCTGATACAGTGACATATGTTGATGTGTGTGAAGATAATCACATCAGCACGCTAAACGAAGCGGTCCCAATTTGGAGAGGTAGACTAAATGTATGTAGTGTTAAGACGCTCTCAGAAACAGAGTTAAAATAAAGGTGACCCGCCTGTCAGGGTATAAATGCTCAACAAAATGCATAAAAAAACAGTTGAAATGACGCTTGAAATAGCGGAAAAAATGTACAAAGGATCTGATGAGTCGTTGCGCTCACTAGCTCTTCAAAATTTCCCTGAATTAGGGATGAAAATCACCGATCGTGTTAAAACATTTGAAGATGCATGTAAGATGGTTGGTGTAGATTCTGGCTCGGATTTTTTTACGAATAGTTATTTACGTCCGCATGAATTAGCCCAGCGTAAAATCGAAACAATTATTCGGGCACTAAATGAGGAATGGGAAGCAAACTGGGATGACTCATCTCAATACAAATATCGTCCTTGGTTTAAAAGGTCTTCGTCCGGTTCCGGGTTCTCGTACCTCGGCTACGACTTCGCTCTCGCGTTTTCGCTTGTCGGTTCCCGCCTCGTTTTCAAAAGCAGTGAATTATGTGTTTATGCAGCAAAACAATTCACTGAAATCTACAAAGAAATGTTCACCCTATAAAATAAAAGATCATGTATACAGATATCAAAACATTTGAAAACGCTTGTCAAGTATTGAATATTCAACCATTACTTCCTGATGTTTCCATGCTTCCAGAAGCAAATCAGAAAGCGGTCATTGCTAACTACAAACTTGACATCATTCAAGAAGCCATCAATGAAGATTGGAAGCCCGATTGGTCGAATTATAGCCAATACAAATACTATCCTTGGTTCGAACAGTCTTCGTCCGGTTCCGGGTTCTCGTGCCACGTCTTCGGCTGCGCTTACTCGGATTCGGGTGTCGGTTCCCGCCGCGTTTTCTCTTCATCAGCTATTGCGGAATATGTCGGAAATCAATTCATCGATTTGTACAACGACGCAATGTGGGTTGAGTAATTGAAACAGGTGGTGCATGTCAACTGCGTTAGTCTTCGTCCGGTTCCGGGTTCTCGTACAACGACTACGACTACGATAACACGAATTCGAATGTCAGTTCCCATCTATGCTATTCATAATGACATGCAGACCCTGCCAACATGGCAAAAAATCACTTTAAAAACGGGCGTTAGTAACCAGTATGGCGAAAGTGACCAATAAGCAAAGGCGATGAGACGAATAAACAATTTATACAAATCAATCATAAGTTTGGATAATCTGCGTTTGGCCGATAAAAAGGCCCAGCGCGGAAAGTCCAAGCAATACGGAGTTCAGGTACATATTTCACAAGCTGAAACAAATTTGTTTTTGCTTCACGAAATGCTGTTGAATCAAACTTATTCCACTTCGGAATACGATGTTTTCAAGGTGTACGAACCAAAAGAACGCGAAGTTTATCGTCTTCCATACTTTCCGGATAGAATCACGCACCATGCTATAATGAACATCCTTGAACCTGTTTTTGTGTCAAGGTTTACCCGAGACACTTACAGTTGCATTAAAGGACGTGGAATTCATGCTGCGGCAAGACAAGTACGGAAAGGTTTGAAAGATCGATCAGGAACAACGTATTGTTTGAAATTCGATATTAAAAAGTTCTACCCGAATATTGATCACGATGTATTGAAGGGCCTACTACGGCGTAAATTCAAAGATGACAGATTATTGTGGTTGCTAGATGAACTAATTGATAGTGCGCCCGGATTACCAATTGGTAACTATCTCAGTCAGTACTTTGCAAACTTCTATCTAACCTATTTTGATTACTGGGTTAAGCAGGAACTTAAACTGAAGTACTACTACCGATATGCTGATGACATTGTTATTCTATCCAACAACAAACCGCACTTACATTCTGTACTGTCAGAAATCAGAAAATACCTGGAGTGTGAATTAAAATTGAAAATCAAAGAAAACTACCAGGTATTTCCGGTTGAATCTCGTGGAATTGATTTCGTGGGATATAGAATGTACCACACTCATACGCTTTTAAGAAAACGAATAAAGAAAAGCTTTGCCCGAATGGTTAAGAAGCGGCCAAATAAGGCTTCAATCGCTTCCTATTCCGGTTGGGCAAAACATGCAAACACAAAACATCTAATTAAAAAACTATTGAATGACAACAAGATTTAAGGATCTGGGAATAAAGACAGAAACCACACATTTTACAGGTGATAAAATCAAAATTCAGAAGGTCTTGAATAAGGAAATTAAAATTTTGAACTATACGATTTCACCATCGAAAATCAAGGGTAACTATGTCCAAATGCATGTTGAAGTTTGTGGCTCGAAACACGTGATTTTTACAGGTTCAACTGTGCTAATGCAAACATTGGAAAAGGTTCCAAAAGACCGATTCCCTTTTTCCTCAACTATCGTTCAGGAAGGAGAACACTTTGAGTTCACTTAATTCATTTTGAACTATGGTTATTGAATCTCAAATCCCAGCGTACACGGAAGCTTTTAATAAACGCATACATTATGTGTTCAATATTCCTGAAGAAGATATCGAAAAGAAACCGTTTGAATTTGGTGGGCAAGTTTATTATCCAGGACATCGATTTGAAAAGCTTGGGGATAATCCAAGGTCCACATTCAGAATAGAGGGTAAAGACCTGATTTACGAAGGCCGGATTGGGTGTAGATTACTGTTCAAAGTAGACGAAAAATGGCCGATTAGATATCATATAGACGTGGTTTACATTTCTCCACGATCATTACACATGATGTCGAGTCGCAGTGCAGGTTGGGACATAACATTGAAATATTATAAAAACACAAAATCATGAAAAAAATAATCACACTATGCATGCTGGCAGCATTTGCAATTACGGGATGTAAGAAGCAAGAATGTTCAGCTCAGAACCAATTGAAGCAACACCTTCAGGGATCTTACAAGCAAGTCGGATTCAAAACCGATCTATTCAGTTCCTGGTCTTACACAAATGCCGGTCCGGAATTCACAATCTCCGGAGACTCAATCAATGGAATTTACAGTACCAGGTTTGATGTGTTGAACCAGAATACCATACTCCTGCAGGAGCAAAATCAATTGGTTCGGATCTCTTTCTCCGATACCGTTGTTTTTGCTTTTCAGAATGGAGACAGCACTAAACTGATTCGGTTATGATTCCCTGGAATGAATTAACAACAAATGCGAGGGTTTCCGTTGAGATAACGGACCCTCGTATGTTCTGGACTGGAATAGGTATCCTCGTTCTTGCTTTATTGATGGCCGTGGCTTATTGGTTGTTTGATAACCTCCGTTCTAAAAAAGAAACAGAACCGCTGAAGCATGGTGATTATACAACCGGATTGACGGTTGCTGAAGTAAAGATTTTGCTTGAACTGGAGATGTCTTACTATAAATTTCCGGATGAGTGGTTTTCTAAAAAGACGGTAGCCTATGAATCTCCTTGCGGAATAATACTGTTACATGGAAAGAGCGCGCTTGCATTTGAAGCAAACAACTACCTGGATAAATCAGTGTTCCTGAAGCGTGCGCACAATACCAAATTCAATAATCGTAGGCGATGAGTTATTCAGCGTATTTTGCTATAGAGAACAAGTTGAAAGCTAAAGGTGCTCAGGTCAATAGACGGGATCTGATCCATTCGTTTACGGATGGCCGTACTGATTCCTTGCGAGATCTTGACAACCAGGAATACGCTGATTTCATTACTCACATGAACGCCGTTCTGGCGAATTACGGGAAAAATGTAAACGAAGCAGAGCAGCGCCAGTACAAGAAGATTATTGCTCTATTCTGTAAAATGGGATATACCATTGGTGACAAGCCTGACATGGTTGGCATTCATTCCTGGTGTGTCCGATATGGGCATTTGCACTTGAATTTGAATGGATATCATGGTCCGGATCTGACAAAGCTCGTTAGCCAGGCACAGGAAACCTATAACACATTTATTCACGGTATTTACAAGTAAAACGTTATGAAATTGAAATTTAGCCCTCAGTCATTCCTGTTTCTTATGACGCTTGCAAAAACGTATGAGTCGCATACGGCAACAGCTTTCCTTGAATCCAGGAGAATAGTTGTTGCGATTTCTAAGGAATTTGAAGCCCGTCACACGCCAAAGGTTGCAATGTGCAAATACATGAACAAATCACACTTTCATGTTAAGTTAACACCGCCACAGATCCTCGCTTTCAACTCGGTTCTCACCAACATGAAGGTGACAGATCCGGAGTGGATGGATATATACTCGGAATTTTTAACTCAAATCAATCAGGCATGTCTAAGTATTTAATAGAATTAACTCGACAGAGCTCTTCTTTCATCATTGAATACGATGAAAACGGTGTTTGTTCGAGTGTCAAAGCAGATTACGGTTCGATATCGCCTGAAGCTTTATGCTTTTTCTGGAGAAATGTACCTTATTCTGAAGCACACATACAAATTTTCAGAACCTATCCGAATACACGCATTACTGAACTTCAGGAAGATCTGAGTTTTGATCGTTTCTGGAGAGAATACAACCACAAGCTTGGAAAAAAGAAGGTTTGCGAACGGATCTGGGAGAACATGCCGGAGATCGAGCGAGCCAAAGCCATCAAATACATCACACAATACAATCAGTTTCTTATACAGCGCCCAGGAATAGAAAAAAAGTATCCTGAAACCTACTTGAGAAACGAACAATGGAACAACTAAACGAAGACTGGAGAGAAAAAGCCAATGATGAACGTCAGCAACGACTTGACCGCCGAAATGCTGATATCCAAAAGCGCTATGAAGAGTTGTCGGAGAAAAAGTTACACAACCGACGCATGTACAGTGTTGAAGCAATGATTGCAACAGTAGCGTACGAGTTTTACCTATCTGAGCGCACGGTATCTCAGGTCATTTTTGAAAGCAAAACATCATGAAAACAGTGATAATTATACTTGCGATCGCATTCTGGACAGTGTACTTTACGCTCCATTTGTTTCCAGGGGTTTTTGAAAAAAAGCAAAAACGTTAACCACGTGGTCGGAGCCCGATGTAACTTTGATGTCACAGGGCAAGCTGTTGTATAGTGGATGGGGAGATCCCGCAATTCTTTAGAGTTGCGGGATTTTTTATTTACTGTTGTAGTGTTGGCTGGATAGTGAACGTTGTTTCACCAGGTGCGCCGGTTAAGTTCGGCATCAGGCTAGTATCAATCAGATCAAATTCAAAATCGATGATCACTACTCGCAGATTATTGAATCTTTTTGGTAATGAACTCGCAACTCTAACCCATTCTGTAGTCAATTGAATCTCTGTACTATCAATGAAAAGCCTTTTGTTTGAGAAGTTCTCCAATACATTCTGGGATATTGAATGAATTGACTGTTTTGTCCTGGACAATGAATGTGACACTACGTGCATTTTGGATCTAACCCGTGCAGTTTGATAACCATTTCCGGCCTGAGTCCAGTTAATCGGTTCTAACAGCTCAAAATACAATGCCGGATAACCCTTTGCATCGTCCTTGGTGGTATTCTGATACTGTTCGTTGTAAGGTTCAATCGTTTTAAAAATTCCGGCTAACTGTGATGCCGACACGGATGTAGAGTCATCCCAATCTTGATATACTTTCATTTTAGTATGTTTTGAAGATCCAACATGATCATTGAAGTGATTCTCTTTCTTAGCACCTCAGATTTTCCCATAAATTGCCGTCTCGGTATGTTTTTAGAGGATCTACCGAATACTTTTACAGTTCCTCCTTCATTCATCAATTTGGAGTACTCTGTCGTCGCGTAGATCCGTACGCCGTTAGCGGTCTTTTCCCACTTTATGCTATTCAGGAGCTGCTGCGTGGGACCGACCAAAATAGGTCGTGCCTCAGCTGCTGGTGAATAGTTCGAAATAGCTCCCTCTTTCCGCTGTTTTCTACCCGGTTTCGGAATATTACTGCCGTATGAAAAACCTCTCCAGGGACTTGTGGGTTTGCGTCGTTCAACCTCTTCCCATTTTTCCAATGATTTGTCCGTAAATCCCTGATTTTTGAAAGATTCTTTGAAGTGATTTGTCGCTTCAACGCCCATAATTACCTTAGCATCGTTCTGCATGTAACGAATTGCCTTTTCGATTTTTGCTATTGAATTATCAAAATTTCCCATTTCGGCGTATATTTGTTGTATTAACGGTGTTTAAATACCGTTTAAAGGCATTTTAGACTTTGGAGCGCTGCGGCAATCTGAAAACCAAGACAAGGAGTTGCTTTATAGCAGCTCCTTGTTGATTTTATCAAATCCGTTATCATACGTAAGCCCCTTTTTCTGAAGCTTCAATACTTTTTCGCCATTCTTCATGAGCACGAACTGAATTCTGCTACTGGTGTTTATTTTACCATTCATGGCATTCCACATTTCCCGGGCATTATCAGTGGTCAATTTCCCTCCGAAATCAAACGCGATGAAGCACTCATCAAACTGCTTCAGCTGCTTCTGATACTTTCCTTTCCAGTTGGTTTGAATGTAGTTCCCAATGCTTTTAGACTCTTCCCAGGTAGTGAGATCCCCGACAACTTTTCCGGATTGCAGCTCTGGTTTTCTACCAACCCCTGAATTGGATCTGATCATGTAATCCTCTTTGTACTTCTTTACAAAAGGCTGAATAAACTGAAGGTTTTGATCCAGGTCTTTTGTGTCAGCGTTTACATGCACGAAAACAGACTGTTTTCCGACCTTTAACTTCAGTAGTTCAGTATCATTGTCCCTGAACTCGTTTAATTGATCTCTGAGCTTCGCTTTTGTGGCTTTATCAGCATTTAATACAAACGGAGAAGTCGGTGAAAATATGCGACCTGACTTTCCGGGATTGCCTTCAATACCTGGAATTGGTTCCGGCGCTTCTACATCGTCTCCCGTCACATCTTCTCTGGTCTGAGAAACACCGCATTGACAACCCCATCTTGACGGCGGCCAAAGTGTGTCCCAGATTGGATCGTTGATCGGTCTAATGATGCCATAGTACTTCACGTGTTCTTCGCTTGGTTCGGCAGCAAGAGACGGCAAGTACTTGACATTCGGATAAACATTTTTGTTCTCGTTGAACTCCTTCCATTGCAGCGCCGCCCGTGCCTGGCGAACTGCCATATTGTATTCTGTTTCTAACCATGTACTGTTGTACTGTTGATTGATACCAGCAGCTGCTTGCCGGAATTCATTCCAGGTTCTTCGCTTTCCTGTTTCATCAACAAGCGCATCCATGTACTGACCAGCTTGTGAATGGCTTTTGAATATTGAGAATACCCCAACATTGGATTTCAACTCCATCACCATTTTGATGTCTTGTACATCATACTCGGTTTTGTATCCCTCACTCACTCCGTCAGAAAGACGATTGAAAGTTCCTCTATACAATTCCTCCGGAAGATCTTCGTCTCCCTCAAAGAATTTTCTCAAAATCTTGTCGAATTGTTCCTGGTCAATTGCTTCAGCTGAGAACTGCGGAAGATCTATAGCGCCAGTAACGTGCAAGTAAATTGAGTTTACAGCCCCGACCAGTTCGGGGCTTATGCGAAAAAATCATCAGCACGAGCTGTTGTTCCTGGCTTAACGCTTCTTGGATTAGGAACCGCTTTTTTAGTTACCGGGATGTTGAAGTTGTCGGTGATGAAATCCTCCGGGATATCATACTCTGATAACAACTTGTCAACCACTTCCAGCAGGAACTTCAAATCTCTTTGGCGTTCGAATTGGAACGTTAGATCCTGGAACGGATATCCCATTGAAACCAATCTTGGAAGTATGCGCTGATTCATGATCCCTTCGAACCACATCATGTCAGCCATAGTAACAAGGTTCTGGATATCCTGACCTACTTCTTCCTTGCTCCGGGAACCTCCCTGTGATGCCTCACCAATTACAGCTCCATTGATCAATTTTGAAAGCTTCGCTGCGCAGGTCTGCATCAACTTGTCAAACACATTGGATCCATCAGTCTTGGCCGTTTCAACGAACTCCAGAGTTTCGTCCTTGTTCAGAATTGCAAAGCTTGCGGTGCCCATGTCCAGCAACATCTTTTCCATTTGTCCCAAGTGCGCTTTGTCAGTGGCATTGGTTTTGGCAACGCGGACCGGCATCACGAACTTTTCAGCATATTCTGACCATGCCGAAAGTGCAAATCGCATGAATAGAATGTATGGAGCTGCTTTCGCCAGGAATCCTAAATCGTTAGGTTCCCCGAACTCAAATAACCATCTGGAGTAACTCTGATCTTCGCGATACAAGATCCCCTTTTCATCACCCACTTTGTCAATCCACAAACCTAATTCAGGGATAATATGGCGGCGATTTAACAGTTCAACATCATCAATCAATCCTTCCGGAGTAAGAGATTTTATTTCAACAACGGAAGTACCCCAAGGCTTTGAATCCAGACCGTAATCCAATAGTTTTTGAAACCATTGCGTTTTTAGCATCTTCGTTGCTTCTTCGTCAGCTTTGTTATCTGCATTCAATAAATCGAATGAAGCCCCTTTAATGCGGAGCTTACGTCGCGTTTCCCATTCAGAGGTAAAATCCCCATCAATTACCAGGTTGTTATACAAGCGGTACAACAACTCTCTGTTCGGCTTTTGTGGGTTTTCAGCAGCCTGAAGCGCTTTAAGCCAATCGGCAATAATCTGTCGGCCTCTTTGTTGCTGTGCAGCAACAAATTTGCGTTCTGAAAGCCGTCCTTTTCTTGTTACCGGTGTTGGTTCTTTTCCGGTTTTGTATCCAATCTGAGCCATTAAAAATACGGGTTTTGAGGTGTTGATGAATTGCCGAATCTAAGAGGTGTTGTTGGGTCTTCATCCTTCACCGGTAGTTTTGGTGAGATGAATCCTGACGAAACTTTCTCCAGCCAGTTAATTGCGTTATTGTATCGCTTCTCTCGAAGTTCCGGCACGTTATGTGGCATTACCTTTGCATGAGCGTTGAAAAGTGTGATATCCACTAGCTTTTGAATAACTGTGTTGATACCGTTGTAATCTCCAGAGAGATCGCGATCGAAGCATTTTGATGCATCATTTCGAATGTCCAGGTAACCTGTCATTTCTCCTATTGCTGCAATTTCAGCTGCATCAAGTACTGTTTCATCGCCTCCTGTAACATCCTCCAGGATGTTTTCCTCAATTACTGACAGGAGGTCGTCCATTGTTAAAATATCCATGCGTTAATATTTACGTGATTCCGCTCTCACAATGCGGTGTGGAGCTCTAATGAGTACATCAAATGAATCCAGGTAATCAAAAGCGTACTTGTCTGCATCCGGAGCATCATCGTGCGATCGATATCCGGGTTCAATTCCTTTGAGTTGTGCCAAACCGACCTGAGTGTCGTTGTGGGATTTCAGTTTCTCATTGTAGTAGATACGTCCGTTCTGATACTGTGGAAGCATCTCGATCATCGCATCATATTTGTTTCCACTCCTACGATCGATTTTTACAAGGTTTAAATGGCCTTTAAACTCTGTTTGAACCTCGTTGATAAGCCGGTAAATTTCATCATTCCAGAACTGTGATTCGAACCCAACCTGAACTGAAACTCCTTCCGGAAGATTTTTCTGAAAGTCCGCAATCCAGTTCAGCGCATCCTTTACTTTCGATTGCTTAACAAAGCAGTCAATCAGGTACTTTTTACCGTCCTTAAGCCCCCAGATCCGTATTGCGTTGTAGTCACTCGTTTTAGTTCCTCCGTACGCGACATCCCAACGCCCTACAATCGTTGTCATTGATTTTAGCGATGGAAGTTTCGTCCACTGAATGAAGTCATCCAGGAATAGCTTTCCTTCAATGTGCGGTGTGTTGTTGTACTCGGCCAGCGCACGGATGGTTCCGATTTCCGCTTCAACCTCCTTAAAAAACCACCGATCGTATTTCTGATGCCATGTTGGTTTATGAGTTACGGGATCGTATGCATTCACCAGGTCTACATCCCAGGAATCATTTTCCTCAATTATTTTCGAGAAGATCATTCGTGGTGTCCAATGGTTCTGAGCAATCAATACACGGCGGCTCTTGTTGTCCATTGCGGGTATTACACCCCGCAGGAACCACTCAGCATATTCATCCTGTCTTTTTGGATTCTTAGCCGTTTCTTTACTTTCCCAGTCATCGGCCACCACCATATCAGGTCGGTCAGCTCCAACGCGAATACCGCGTGGATCTTGCCCCATACCTATGGCTTTTGCTTTGAATCCAGATGCGGTTACAAAGAATCCGGCCTCCCACTGTCCCTGAACCTTTTGTGCTCCGAAATCGTGGATGAGTAGTTTGTTGTGTTCGAATTCGGCCTGAAGGTCACCAAGTAAGATCTGTGCTTTATCCTCAGTTTGACCAACTACAAGCAGGAACTTCGTTTCTCCGTTCATCCATAACCATAGTGGTAGGAGAACAATTGCAACGACTGATTTTGCGTGCCCACGCGCCCACTTCAACCATCCTTTGTATTTCTTGGATCTTCGAACCTTCCGTGCCAGGCGAATGTGGAAATCCGGAGTTTCACTTTCTGAGTAATGCTTGAAGTATGTCTCAACCATATACTTGAAATCGTTCTTTGCTCTCGCAATACGCTTTTTCTGATCTTCAGGAGTTTCAAACGGATTTATATCCGTATTGTCGGTAATCCGTTGAATCAACTGAATATACCGTTGTTGGGCTTGTTTGTCCTTCAGTTTGAAAGTATCAGACATTACTTGCGTTTTGAAAGGTGGTTAATGAACTCCATGGATGTTTCACCGAATACAGCTAGTTGTGATGGGTGAGTCTTTGACAACCAGTCAACATATTCCTCAAACACTTCAATGTACTGGTGCAGCGGGTTCTTGTCGAACGTTTCAATTTCCTTCCGGATGACTGCTTTTGAATCACTCAAATGCTTTGGCGGCACTCCGTTGAATTCATCTCGAATTTGTTTGTTGATTGCTGCTAACTGAGCATAGGCTTCCTGAAGGAGTTGCGGTCGGGTAATTTGTAGTGACTCCTTCTGTTCATCCCACTTTCCTTCTTCAATCCAGTTGTTCAGGGTTTTCGGTGTGATCTTAACAGCCTCGGCAATTTGTTTTTTGTTCATGCCTGATTTCACGTACAATGCTCTGGCCTGCTCCTTTTTCTGTGCATTACTCATGTAACAAATGTCCGTTCAAGTGGCCATTGTTCAAAAAAGTAAATCCGTAGTTGAGTTCATAGAATACAGCCACTGTAAAGCTCTAAAACACTGAATGTTTCTGAATTTGGAATCTGAAAAACGAGCATTGAATTTTGTTACTCAAACAAGCAACGAATTCTCTGGCTTATGATTGCAGAAATCGACGGAAACACGATCAAACTTTACGGAACAATTTGGCAAGGTGAAGCGCCCTACATTATCAAACAAATCTCCTCACTGCTAAAATCCAAATCAGATTTAACTATTCACCTACATACACCAGGCGGTTCTGTAATTGATGGTAATCTAATCTTCAATGAGCTAGCTAAAGCAAAAGCTAACATTACGATTGTTGTAGATGGGTTGGCAGCTTCAATGGGATCAATTTTGATGTTGTGTGGTCATACAATCAAAATGGCGGAGAACGCCTTTGTTATGATTCATGCTCCATCAGGTTCAGAATATGGAAATGCAAAAGCATTTGAACAAACCGCAAAAGTTCTTAGATCCATGGAATCCTCCTTCTTGAAAAAACTTTCAGCCAGAACTGGAAAAAGTGATTCGGAAATCAACGATTGGATGAATGGTGACAATTGGTTCAGTGCGGAAGAAGCAAAAGCTGAAGGGCTGATCGATGAAATATTGGATCCAATTATGGATGATCAATCCATTTCAGCCTATGGGGATAAAGAAGTAGTTGCTCAATTATTCACAGATAAGAAATTCGTTGCTCAATTGTTCGCTGAGTATGATGCGAAGCAAGGAGAAGACGGTGTTTCCAATCGTGAAGAGCCGAAAGAAAAAAAGGAAAAATTAAAACCAACACCTGATATGAAAATCGAGGCAAAAGCAATCGAAGCATTGGGCTTAAAACCTGATGCAACAGAGGCTGAAATCAATGCTGCGATCACTAAACAGAGTGAACGCAATGCCGAGTTGACCGCGAAGTTGACTCAAGAAAACGATGCTAAAGCAACCAAGTTGGTTGAAGAAGCAGTTGCGGCTGGAAAAATTCCAGCAGCTGATAAAGACATGTGGATTTCTGATGCAAAAGCAAACTACGACTCAGTTAAGCGAATGATTGCTCTTTTACCGGAAAAGAAAAATCTCAGTTCTCGTGAAAAACCCGATACAAACAACACTGTTGCTCAAGGTAGAGAAGGCTGGAAAATGATTGACTGGATGAAAAAGGACTTGACTGGTCTTCACAAAATGCGTGATGAAGATCCTGAAGCGTACCAGGCACTTGTTGACAAGAAGTAAAAACCAAAACCAAATAACACGTATATCATTATGAAACGTTTTTCATTATCTAAAGGGGTTACAGCGCTACTTATGTTCTCGTTTGCCCTGTTTCCGGTGGCAGGATTTGCCGCTCCGGTAATTGCGACAGCAATGTCAATTTTCGCACCAGGTGCAATAGCTGCAAGTGGTCTAAACAAAGAGATCTGGTTAGCTGAGATCCTTGAAGGTTTCTATGCCGATGACATGTTCTTGACGGAGTGTCGGGATCTTTCACCGTTTGTTGATAACGACATCATCAATCTTGCTGAAGCTGGTATTGATCCCGTAGTGTTGATCAACAATACGACTTATCCGATTGATGTAAATACGCGAACGGATACAGCGTTAACGATTAGTATTGACACATTCGATACCGAAAACACAGCGGTATCAAACATTGAGCAGGCGGAACTTTCGTACGACAAACTTTCATCAGTTACGATGGGACATAAGAATGCTCTTCGTATGGCAATCATGCAGAAAGGAGCTCACGCTATTGCACCTTCTTCTGATACAGCACTAACACCTATTCTAATGGCAACAGGAGGTGATAATGGTGAAGGTTTAAAACGCCTCAAATGGTCTGACGTCCGTAAGCTTGAAAAGAAGTTCAATAATGCTGAGATTCCAGCTGAAGGGCGTATTATCATCTTCAACCAACAACACCTTGAGGATCTTGAAGTAGAGGATTCGGAACGCTTCAATAAAATGATGGATAAAAAGGAGATTTGTGGGTTTAAAATGTATGCGCTTGCCGATTCTCGCTTGCCTAAATACAATATTGAAACAGGCGATAAAGTAGGTTTCGATGCCGCTGCTTCTGAAACGGATTCAACCGCAACTATTGCTTTCCATAAAAACGAAGTATGCCGTGCAATGGGATCTCAACAGATGTTCCATTCAAAGAAAGAAGACGATCCGATTTACCGTCGTGATGTGATTGGTTTCCAACAACGAGCAATCGTTCTTCCAATCCGAAACAAAGGAATCGCCGCAATTTATTCACCTGCCGCCTAATATCAAACCTGGTTGAGCATAAATGGAACCGATGAGCAAGAATATTTATATCCTTGATCCAGGACACGGAGGTATCAATCCCTCCACTGGTAAGTATGTTACTGTTGGAAAACGATCACCGAAGTGGCCTGACGGTTCCATTTACTACGAAGGAGTTGGAAACCGAACAATCGCCAAATTGGTTGGCGATAAGTTGAAAACACTCAATATTGACCACCGATTTACCGTAGATCCACACAACTGGCACGATGACGCGTTGGCTGTGAGAACAGCCCGCGCCAACGCCCTGCATGCCAAAGAACCCGTTGTATACATCTCCATTCACTCGAACGGTGCAACAACGGAGCAAGCGCATGGATATGAGATCTTCACCTCACCAGGTGAGACCAAATCTGATAAGTATGCAACTGCCATGTTCCAGGAATACGCAGCGATGTTCCCTGAACTCAAAGGACGAAAGGATATGTCGGACGGCGATCCGGATAAGGAGTCTTGCTTTTGGGTACTCAAGCACACCAATTGCCCAGCAATGTTGATTGAAACGATGTTTCATTCCAATCAGGCTGAATGCAAAATGTTAATGGATCCGGTTATCCAGGATAAGGTTGCCCAGGCAATTGTCAACGGCATCTTAAAAATTGAGAAGCTGTGAATTGGATAGACATCGTTTGGCCATTCCTGAGCGGATCTGCTTTAACTCTTTTGCCGTGGTTTCTTACGCGCAGAAAACAACGAGCTGAAGCGAGGGGACAGGAACTAAACAACTACCGGACGGAGATTGAGATTTCACAGGAGATCATCAAAACTCTTCGAGAAGAACTGACTGCAAGAGCTGACGAAAGACAGCTGTTGAAACAGCAAATTGAACTACTCCTTAAGCAATCGGGATCGATGCAAGAGGAAATCAACAAACTACAAAAGGATTACCGTAGCATCAGCGAATCATACAACGCCCTAAAACGCTCTTACAACAGCCTTGATAGAAAGTACCAGGAATTACTAAACGACAAAAAAGATCATGAGTAAGATTAAGTACAACGCCAAACAGGTTGGTTCCGTTTTTAACGCGAATCCATCACATTCAAGCGTCTTCATCACCTCAGATGGTAATGTTTTCTACCAGCATTCAAAAAATGCCGTGTTGAATCACTGCCGACTGCTAAAAGCGGAATATGAAGTGTTGACTCGCGCAGAGTTTGAGAAAGAAAACTCAACTGATAAAAAATCCAAGGATAAGAATTCCGCAACAACCTCAACAGCAACAACTGATGGTTTAACGGATGACAACTGGAAAACAGGAAAATTCCAGCAGATAATTGCATTTGCTCAGTCGAAAGGACTTGCTCCAACAACCAAACCGACCCAAGGAACAACTAAGTTGATTCTTGAGGTAGAAGCTCTTATTGCTGCATCAGTTGCCGCAAAAGAATCTGACTGGAAAGAAGGGACATTTGAAGAGATCCTCGCTTTCGCAACCGAAAAAGGGTTGAATCCAAAAACTGAATCAAGTCAGGGAATCCCTGCGTTGATTGAAGAAGTTGAAGGTCTTTTAACCAAAACTGCTGAGTAATGGGAGGGGTAAACATTGTATACGGCAACGGCGGCATTGGTCGCCGTCCTGCCGTTGATGACGCAATCTCCGGAATGATTGCAAATGCAATCGCAGCTGGCACATTCACACTGGGGACAGTATATGGTTTCAGAAGCGCGCAGGACGCAATTGATATCGGGATTGATGCAGATTACGATGCAGATAACGGTATCCTCGTGTATGAACACATCAAGGAGTTTTTCCGCATGAACTCATCAGGTACGTTGTATTTCATGGGAGTTGCTCAGGCAACAAGCTTTGCTAACCTTGTAGATCCTACGGTGAGCACGTCAGCAATCAAATTGTTACGCGCTGCTGAAGGAAAGGTAAAACAGCTCGGTGTTGTATACAATCCTACAGCTGCTGTTACAGATACAACTGCATTGATGGCAGCAATTCCGAAGGCTCAGTTGTTGGTGGCTCAATCTCAGCAGGAATTTATGCCTGTTCGAATTATCCTGGAAGGAAAAGGGTTCGACTCTGGAGATATTACAGGCTTGCGTGATCAGAACGCGAACGGATGCTCAGTCATGGTCGGTCAAACGGGTAATGATGATATCCAGGCGATTGACGCAACCTATGGAGCTGTTGGAACTGCTCTTGGTGCGCTTTCATTGGCTAAAGTCAACGAGAATATTGGTTGGGTTGGGAAATTCAACCTTTTGGGAGACAATCTCCAATCAATCAAGATTGGTGGTGTTGCTTACAATACACTTTCTCCAACAGTTATCCAGGACATGGATGATGCAGGATACATCTTTTTCCTGAAGCATCAAAATCAAGCCGGGATCTACATGAATTTTTCCCATACAGCGGATGTTACCACTTCCGATTACTGCACACTGGAGAACGGCCGAACCATGGATAAAGCAGGTCGCTTGATCCGTTCAGCTATTTTGCCATACCTGAACTCACCGGTTCTGATTGATCCGTCAACTGGTAAAATCGCTGGTCCAACAGCTGCTGCAATGCAAGCTGCTGGTAACAGAGCAATTCAACCGATGTTCCAGGCTAATGAAATCTCAGGGCCTGATCCGGACGGTCCAAATCCACCCTTCACAATTGATCCGGATCAGGACATATTGTCTACATCAGATTTGATTGGAAAGCTTGTGATTGTTCCTGTTGGAGTAGCAGCTGAGATCACCCTTGAGATTGGATTTACAAACCCTAATAACGCATAATCATGAGTCAGCCATTAATTAACGGAATTCAACATTCATGGGCTTCAATTACAGTAAACCTACTTGGTCGTAATGTGACTGGAATTGTTGCGATCGACTATGATGTTGAGCGAGAAATCGAGGATGGGTATGGGGCAGGTGACGAGCCCGTATATCGTGCATTTGGAAATCGAAAATACAAAGCAAGTATAACCTTGTATCAATACGAGGTTGTTGGCTTACAACAAGCCGCTGGAGGGAACCTGGATATGATCCCGCCTTTTGATATTCCGGTTCACTTTGCTCCAGCTGAAGGAGCCGCTGCTGTGGTGGATATAATTCGAAACTGTACGATCAGGACAAATGGTCGTAGCTGGAAACAAGGTGATACAAAGCAAGAGATCAAGCTGGATTTACAGCCCGCTGGAATCAAATTTCATAACTCTTAAATAACTGAAAATGAGCTCAACAACAACATTCAAAACACCTACACCAGTTCAAATCGAATCCTGGAAGAAACAACATGGTGAGATCCGCCAGCTTAATGTTAACGATGCTACGTGTATCGTTAGAATGCCAAAACTGGAAGATGTCGACATGGCCCAGACGATCGGGAAAGACGACGAGGTGAAAACGGGTCTGATTCAATTACGAAATTGCTGGTTAGCTGGTGATGAAAAGATTTTGAATGATCTTGATTACACCCTGAATGCATCCCGAATTATGGGAAGACTTTTCCCAGTTCTTGAATGTACCTTAGAAGATGTGAAACTGGTCACTGCTCTTAAGAAGCAAGTTCCGGAGGATAAAATCCAAAAGGTTGAAGAGGACGGCATCATCAGAAAGATGTCTGTTAAGGTTAAAGTTCTGAAGAGAGATCTAAAAGGGAATCCGATTGAATGGGATGAAGCAGTAGGATATTTCAGAAAACCTGACATGGAAATCCGGGACAAGGCAATTGACGCTTCTACTTTCATTCAGGAAGGCAAAGTGTATGTTGATGAATGTTGGTTGTTTGGTGATGAGCGGTTAAGAACTGGAGCTGATGAAATTCGTTTCCAGGCATACACTCACGGTCATTTTCTTATTAAGAGACACACAGTTGAAGTTGTAAAGCTATAAGCTCCGCTCTTCTTGATCCGGAAGATGGAAAAGACGAACTCAAGAAGATCGGAGCCCTAATCCAACACCTATTACAAGTTGATCCTTACTCGTTGAGTGAGGATCAGTTTGTCAAACATGCAGCGCGAGCGCTGTACATCAAAGATTTTAATCGATCAATTCAGGAGACCGCACTGTTTAATGCATTTGCGAAAATCCTACCACACCTAGTCAAATAATGCAAGAGGAACTTCATATAGATGGTTCGGGTAATGTAATCGAGTTTCTGAAGAAAATAAATTCAGAGCTCCATGCTGGCCGTAAATCAACTGATGAGTTCCAACAGAATGCGGCTGCTAAGATGGGCAATCTTGAAAAGCAGCTCAGATCATTCAGCCTAACCAACGTACACACCCAAATTCAAAATGTAAATCAAGGCCTTCAGGATCTTAATGGTCCGGGTCTTGATTTCAATTCCAGCCTTGCGGAATTATCAGCACTTACCGGAACCACCGGCGCTGAACTGGATGCTCTGGGAGACAAAGCACGTGCTTCTGCAAAGGAGTTTGGCGGAAACGCAGCATCTTCAATCGAAGTTTATAAAACATTACTTGGTCGTTTGGGGCCTGATATCGCGAAGAATCAGAATGCCCTGGCGCTGATGGAGAAGAATGTCCAGACGCTATCTAAAACAATGGGTGGTGATGCCGCTGGCGCTGTTGACGCTCTAACAACTGGTATGCTTCAGTATGGAGTGGATCTTTCAGATCCTATCACAGCTCAGAAGCAAATGGCCATGATGATGGACGTAATGGCCAACTCGGCTCAGGCAGGCGCTGCCGAGGTTCCTCAGATCTCAGCTGCTCTGAAGGTGGCAGGAGTTCAGGCGAAGCTTTCAAAGGTGTCATTCGCTGAAACAAACGCAGCTATACAGGCATTGGCTCAGGGAGGTAAAGAAGGTTCTGAAGCTGGGGTTGCACTACGTAACGTATTGGGTAAAATGGCTGGTGAGGATGTAATTCCGAAAGAAGCCGCCGACAAATTGAAAGCTCTTGGTGTAGATATGAATATCGTATCTGACACCTCTTTGCCGTTTACCGATCGACTAAGAGAGCTGAAGAAAGCTCAGGGCGATGCTACAATCATGGCTCAGGTATTTGGTACAGAAAACGCAGCTGCTGCGAACATATTACTTTCTTCAGTTGATGCCCAGGATAAAATGACCGCCTCTATTCAAAAGACGGGAGGCGCTCAGGCACAGGCTGAAATTGTAATGGAGAGCACTACTGAGCGCATTGCAAGAATGAAAGCTCAGATCGACGATGCTAAACTGGCGTTCTTTGAAGCAACTGGAGGCGTTACGGCTTATTTGGGGCCTATTACTGAGGTAATGGGTACACTGACTTCATTCGCGCCAATCTATAACGTTGCACGTACTGCCATACTTTCGGTTGCAACGGCAACTGGTCGAGCGGCGTTGATGGAAAAGGCGGCCAATGTAGCGCGTATTGCCGGCAGTGTTGCTACGAAAGTTGTAACAGCTGCTACCTGGTTATGGAATGCAGCGTTGAATGCCAACCCGATTGGTTTGGTAATTGGTGCTTGTGTTGCACTTGGTGCAGCGATTTATGCAGTGAGCCGTGCATTCTCATCAAGTACAGCAGCTGAACAGGCTAACGCAGCGGTGAAGGAACGTGTCATTGACAAAACCGCAGAGGAAAGCGCCGAAGTACATGCGTTATTCTCACGTCTTCGTGATGCCAAAGTTGGAACCGACGAGTATAAGTCAGCACTTCAGGATCTTGATTCCAAGTATCCAGGAATGATTGAGAAATACAATCTTCATAAAGGAGCGGTTTCTGATATCAACCGTGCAGAACAGGAATTGATTCGAACCATTGAAGCTCGTGCTGAAGCTGAGGCGAATATGGAGCTCTATAAGGAGGCGGTGAAGAATCGTAAAAAAGAACAGGCTGAAGGGCCTGGATTCTGGGATCAAGCGCTAGGAGGAGTGGCGGGAGGGAACCTGACAGCAAACTACTTGCATAAAAGCCGTGTAAATGATCAGAAAGCGCTGGAAAACGAATACCTGAAACGAGTTGTTGCAGATGAAAAAAAGAAAGCGAAATCCGGATCTAAATCAAAAGCTCAAGATGATCTCGGTTCAAGTCCGGCATTAGCAACAACATCTCCTACTACAAAATCAAAAGGTTACTCCGGATCTTCTTCTTCAGAGACTAGTCAAGGAGCTGGAGGAGTGAAAAGCATATCCGTTCGGATTGAGCAATTGGTTGGATCAATCAACATTACAACACAAAACATTTCTGAATCAGCAGCAGAAATCCGTAAACAAGTAGCTGAAGCACTTACTGCTGGGGTGCGTGACTTTGAAGTTTCCATCTGATGACTGAATTTGTATTACCGGAATTGATTGTGGCCAACCAAGGGATTAATTACAATCCTGCACTTTCCGTTGCAATAAACAAAGCACTTCGAACTCGTAACGAGGAAGAATACCAGGTTGCCCTGAAAGAAGCGACAAAGATCGCCATTGGATATGAACGTGTGACGTTATACGATTCGAAAAATTACGGAGAGTCTTCCTTCTTATCCGGAATGCCGTTGTTTCAACCGCTCAAACTTAACGCTCAGGAAGGTATTGAAGAGCTTGTTTTGGAATCAGCGGTTACAGAATGGGATCGCTCAAAAAACATCGTAAGCACCAACAACCAGGGGCTAGATGGTTCGGTAGACGAATTCATTAATAACGGTGACTACATGATTAACGTTGCCGGGATCTTATGTTATCCTGGTGCGCGATATCCCCTTGATCAGGTATTGCACTTTCACAAGTTCATGGATCTGAAAAAGGCTGTAAAAATTACCCATGAAGCGTTAAACGCATTGGGTATTTATGAGATAGTTATGCTTTCCCACAAGTGTAACAAGACTTCGCACATCAATTGTCAGTCCTATTCATTCACAGCGAAGCAATCGAAGCCAATCGAATTGGTTTCCCAGCAACAACCTAATAGTGATTTGTTCTGATGTTCGTACTTGAGTCACATATCACCATTGGAAAATATGATTTCGATTTTGTACACGAGGTTACTACTGAGTCAACGTGGTCAAATCAAACAGACACGGCAACTATTATGCTTCCGTCATCACTTCTCCTGGATAAAAACAAGATTAAGGACGCTATTCCAAAAGGATCTGAAGTCACCATTCGAACAGCATATGATGGGCGTTTAAACACCATTTTTACGGGGTTTGTTTCGGGTATACTTCCAAAGGTTCCGATTGAGTTCAAGTGCGAGGATCTGATGTGGAAGTTAAAGCAACTTACAATCAATGAGAATGCGAAAAATGAATCAATGCAATCGTATCTCCAGAGAGTTATTCCAGGATACGAAATTGATTGCTTCGACATTCATCTCAATAAATTCATTGCACATAACCTAACTGCCGCTCAAGTTCTGAATCAAATCAAAAGCGATTTCGGTTTTCCTTCATTCGTCCGGAATGGAAAGATTGTAGTTGGCAAACAATACGATCCGGATAACAACCAGGTTCATCGTTTTGTTATTGATAACATATCCGGATGCAACGTAAAAAGTAATAATCTGGAATTCAAGTCTAAGGATGATGTAAAACTTAAGGTAACTGCAATTTCCAACCTCCCATCCGGAGAGAAGATTGAGGTTGAACTGGGAGATAAGGATGGAGAGTCCCGGACATTGAACTTCTATGACCTGAGCGAAAAGGATTTGCGTGCAGTAGCAGAAAAGGAAATTGAACGAATGAAGTATGATGGTTACCGTGGTGATTTTACCGCTTACGGAGAGCCATTTGTAAAACATGGAGACATTGTAGAACTGATCAATGACCAAGGTTCTGACAAGGTTGGAAGATACTGGGTTGACGGCTGCAACATCACATTTGGTGTATCAGGATATCAACAGGTAATTAAACTGGGGCCAAGAGTATTATGAGTGAAATTGTAGAAACAATCCGAAAAGCTGTTGCAGGAATGATTAAGCCTGACATATTGATTGGTCAGGTAATGTCGTTCAATGCTGACAACTATACCATCACGGTAAAGTTGAATCAGGGCCCAACTGTGGAGGATGTAACTATTCGTTCAGTTATGAATGATGCAACAACCGGGATATTTGTTGAGCCGGTAGTTGGTTCATACGTCTTATGTGGATTGACAGATGGCCGTGTTGAGAATCTTTCTGTGCTGCTCTATTCGGAAATCAAGTCCATCAAATTTATGCCTTCAGACACACTGCAACTGAAGGGAGACAATTGTGGTGGATTAGTGATCAATTCAAAAATAGTTGAGAACCTGAATCAATTGAAAACAGCCTTTGACACTTTAAAGACAGCAACGGCAGCCGGTCTTAATGCTGTTGGCGTTGGTTCTGCTGCAAATGGTCCGGGGGGAGCAGCAACGTTCAATTCCCAGACTACTGGCATCAACATAAATTTCGAGGATATGGAAAACCAAAACGTAAAGCATGGCAACTGATATCTTAATTCATGAACCTTTTACCAATGGTGATTTCACTGTTGGATTCAGTGATGAGCAGCACATGAAACACGTATTGTTGTCTTCACCTGGTCACTTCAAGAATGCTCCATTGATTGGTGTAGGAATCCGTGAGCAGCTGAACGGTCCTCTAACTCCAAAATTGATTGAGGATCTGGAACGACAAATCAAATTACATCTTGAGGCTGATGGCGCGAAGGATGTACGAGCTGTAATAGATCCGGTAACACAAAAAGTATCTATCAATGGTTCGTACTAAACTCCAAACCGATCAGTCTGTTTTAGATTTTTGCCTAGTTAATACTGGTGCAATAAGCTCGTTGTTCGATTTGCTCAAACTGAATGGATTGACAAGTCTTGATATCGAACCTGGTACCGTACTGATGGTTCCGGAGGTGTTAAAGCCGGAAGTAGTTGAATTCTTTTCGCGTCGTGTCCTGGCAACTGAGCCAATCGTGATACAAACTGTTTCATCCGACGCTCCTTCCGGAACGATACAGAACTCAGACGAAAGCTTTACTCTGGAGGTGAACAGTGGCGCTGTTGTCACCTTGGATGACATTACTGTCACTTTATCAGGCGGCTCTGAAAGTCAAACATTTCCTTCAAATGTAGACATTGATTTATCTGGTTATTATGCTTCTGGAAACCCTGTCGGTGTCTTTTATCCGGATGTTGTTCCAGGTGAGAATAGGCTGCAATGGATTAATGTTTCTTCCAATTGTGAAGTAGGTCTTGGTGTACTTGAAAAAACTTCAGGGAATAACAGTTATGATCAATCAGGAGGATTCCTAATTCCCACAACCGGTGATTTCAAATTATTGTTTACCGTGAACTATAATTTGGCAGCGTGGTGTGGTTTGTCATTCGACCCAATGTGGATACCTGGTGGACAATTAGAACAGGCTTTTAGTATGGTTAAAGTTGGTGGAACTGCTTTATCAATATACAGATATGCCACCTATGATGGTGTAAGTGTTGGTGCCGGATTTAATTCACCTTTTAGGATAGAACGAATTGGAACAGAACTGAGTTTATACCAGGGCGAGGAAACAACACCTTTGATAAGCTATATAGTAGCAAATACTGGACAAATGTATTTCGCTACATCAATTTACAGCGATAACACGGAGTATCCTTCAGAAGGGTCAGGAAAAATATACGATATATCTGTTGAATTTTTATAAAGAATTATGGCACAATCAATTTTAGAGATCTACAACGAGATGGTCTCAGAGAAGAATACAATGACCACCTTGAATGGATTGCAACCGAACATAGATTCGGGACAGACATTCCTCAATGATATTACTTCACCAGCTAAAGTAGCATGTTGGCGTACTACATTTTTCATTGCTGCAATCGTAATGCATTACCAGCAGTTACTGTTCGATGATCTGAAAACATGGATTAACAATCGTGCAACCGAAATCACTACCGGAACGCTGCCTTGGATGGTTCGAATGACCTTGGACTTTCAATACGGAGATTCATTAACATTCATCAACGATAAATACCAATACGCAACCGTTAATGAGGCTAATAAAATAGTGAAAGTTGCAACGGCTAATGAGGTTGGTGGAGTTGTGGTAATCAAAACAGCAAAATTCGATGTTGATGGCATTACACCTATTGAATTAGATACTGATGAGCTTGATGCGCTAAAGGTTTACTTACAACAAATCAAATTTGCTGGAGTAAGGTTGAATGTTGTATCTCGTCCAGCTGATCTCCTAAAAGTGTCTTACAGAATTTACTTTGATCCGCTTGTTTTAAGTGATACTGGAGAGCTGCTTTCAACTCCTGGTGTTTATCCTGTGAATGATGCGATAAACAACTACTGTAAAGGCCTGCCATTCAATGGACGTTATACGACTACAGAACTCACAGATTTAATTCAACAAGCACCTGGTGTTGTGGATCCAGTGCATCTTTCAACTGAAAGTAAATACGGTGCTTTCCCTTATGTAGCTGTAGAGGATTACTACAATCCGAATGCCGGATATCTGAAAGTAGATCCATTGTTTCCATTGTCCGACACGATAATTTACGTACCAGCGCCATGATAGTAATTACCGCACTTGAGATCATCATCCAGGCTTTTCCTCCGGAGCAACGTGTGGATTGGTTCATGGATTATGTAAAGGCTGCTTGCAAGCCTTTGGAAACCCTGTTTACAGATTTTTACGCCTTCTTTGATAAAACGAAGTACGAACTAACGTTCAGTGGTCAGGTAATCTATCTGGAGCATGTTCTGAACGATCAATTTGACCCTGATGACCGAGGTATTTACATCACGGATAGTGATTTGGTTGAATCAGTGTTCATATTTCGCCAGGAAGAGAATAATGAACCTACGAACATCTTCATTGATTCGGAGGGTGAACCACCTGTTTACCTGTATATGAACCAGGAATACGATGATGATGTTGATTTTGTCGTCAATGTCCCTGCATCTGTGACATTCAACGAAAACGAGCTAAAATATTGGGTTAACAAATATCGCATTGCACCCATGCGATGGAAAATTGAAATAGTATGAATTTAATTAACAACAGTTATACGGGAGGTTTTCCGTTTACTCAGAATGATCTACAGTGGATCCAGTCATCTGTACTTGGAGCAATCAAAGGATTGATTTCAGCTTATAACCTTGAAGGCGACCCAGCGGTTATACTTACGGGCTGCGAAAGGTCTTCAGCGTTTGGCACAACAACCGTAACTGAAGGGTTTATTTTCTTTGAAGGCTGTGTTTACCCGGTTCCATCGCATAGTTATTCAGATCCAACTGGTGGAGACATTGCGTTCTGGCAGGTGGTATTGACTACTGATCCGATTGGGGATAAAGTATTCCAGGATTCGAGCACTCACTCAACATACGAGGTTAGAGAAGTGCGTGTATCTGTTGCAGGATCATTGCCAACGGGCTGCACAAACGTTGAAGATGCTATTAACATAGGCGATCGAATCAGAGAGATTGCAGACACCAAAAGCTGGACTCTGTTCGCTTCACCGAACTCTGACGCATTCTATGGTACAGGAGCTACTCCAGATGCCGTGAAACGCCGTTATTTCAAAACACTTGATGGAATGGTTCACCTGAAGGGGGAGTACTTCTTTGAAGAAGATGATCCAACAGTTCTGACAATTGGAACTTTGCCTTTAGGATTTCGCCCACCTCATCAGATGGACTTTGTAGTATTATCTGGACTGTCTTCTCCAGTGTTCTTCAACGTACGTGTGCAAACAAATGGTGATCTTAAGATTATGAATGCTGAAGGATATCTATTGTTTAAGCTGCATTCAATTCCGCCATTTAGCGTGAAGTCGTAA